TGGGTTCTGTGATCGTGGGGCGGGTGTCTCGATATCGTCGCGAATTTCCATAGTGGCCTCGCCGACTTTTAATTCTTCGAGGTAACTATCAACGTCTAGGCGTACGAATGTTCCGCGCGGTAATACGTTGTCGGCGGACATTGTCTCATTCCAACATTGGATAAAGTTTTTAGCCGCAAATAGGTAGAGGTCCTGCTTAGCCTGTTCGGCGTTCTGGTATTGGTATCCGCCTACAGCGATACCGGCCAGATACGGCGGGATATTAGCGACGCGCGCTAATTCAAGCGCCTGGAACTGGCGAGAATCTACCAATAGCATTTTGTCGGGCGTTGCCGTTGTGGCTTCGTAGGTTAGGAATTCGTTTAACGCCGCGGTCTGGTTTGTCATGCGGGCTTCGTTAAATGCGTGGGCCATTTCGCCTAGTTCGGCTGGGCTTAACGGTTCGCCTCCGACCTGGCGCAATACGCCCGCCGGTATGGCCGATCTGGCGTTTCGCTCTACTGAATTTTCTAACGCTAGTGCCGTAGAAATGGTACGGGCAGACGTGTATAGCATTCCTTGAATAGGGCTAATGAATTGGATTACGTCGCGGGAATCCACGGGTAGCCCGTTAAAGAGAATTTCGTTAGACGGGCCGAACCATACAGGCCCCGCCTGGTCCATTGTTGTAACCATGGCGGCGGGTAGGCGTGTAAATGACGCGGGGAAGCCATCGGTCGTTCTACTTTGGACGTGCCAGAAGCACCTACCCGTGAAGAATAAATCGTCAAATGTCCACGCCATTAGGAAGTTATTTGTAACTGTTGGGTCCATACGACGGCCCCAGGCGCGCGGGGCAATTTCGTACGGTTCCATTTCTTCACCGTTCCATTGTTCACGGTAAAACTGAACGGGGAGACAGGCGAACATAGACGCGATCAGGTCACGGGCGCGAGAGATCGTAGGTACGGACATGGCGCGGGCGCGCGCGTCGCCGTCGATATAAGCGGGGAAAAATCCAATCTGGCTAACGCCAGCGTTATATCCGACTGCGGCCTTAACGGGTGGTTCCATTGAAGTAGCCATAGCGGCGGTTTTATTACGCGAGAATAGAGCCATAGCGAAAGTGTAGGGCAGAACAACGGCGTAATGGGGGAACGCTAGCGGCGGACCTGTCCCCGACGAACCGCCCACCGCTAGCGCGAACTAATGCTAGTGCTAGATCACAACTAGCGCAGGTTTCCTATTGCTAACTGTACGCGACGCCTGCGCGGCGGCGAAAACCATACAGCGCGCCAATTCAATAGGCCCAGGCGAACGAGCCGACGAAAGACTAAACGAGGACTGCACTTTTACCGCGACGGCGCGCTCTACATGTTCGGTAAGTGTCACTTCGCCAGTATGAACTAGCCGGCCCTCAGTAATAAGCGATCGGACGTACTGCGTCCATTTGCCCAACTCGCGAAACCCTACAATATTTCGCCGGCGTTCCCATTTCTGCGGGCAGGACATTTCTAACGACGGGGGAATGGACAGAAATAACGTTTTCTGGTTTGTTAGTAGCGTCTCGATATTCTTCCAACATGCGGCCAAATTGTCTACCTGGAATTCAACGGTTACCGCTACCTTGTCGCCCATTTGCACAGCGCGAACCCCGACGTAATGCGCCGAATCTGTAGAACTGTCCACGCTTAAAACTCCCCCTGGCGGTAGATCGTCGTACGTATGACAGCCGGCGAATATGCCAGGTTCTAACCACCCGTTAGCGGTAGAGGTAAATAGGTTTACGCTGGAGCGTAGGAACGCCTGGCGGTTTGGTGCTTTAGCCTCTGCTTCTAGAACAGAGACGGGTAAGAAATAACCCATGCTGGGGTTTCCGTATTGCCAGGCCTCAACGGTCATAGGATCCACCGAACTAGGTGGTGACCATTCCGCGAAATACATAGGGCCAATATCGCCGGCGTCTATTTGGCGTAGGCCTTGTGATCGCCAACGGATCATAGCCGTACTGGCTTCGGTACCGGCGGTAGAGAACATTAGGCATAGCGGGTTCTTACGGGCGCGTTGTGTCGGAAGTAGTCCCTCGTCTATCGCCGCTTCGGAAATGCTCCAGATCTCATCAAGTAAAATTAGATCGGCGCTGTAACCGTGGCCCGCCTGTGGTGTCGCCGCGCGGACTAGCCACCTATGGGGGCCTGTCATTTGGCCAGTCTCTGGATTAGGTACGTGAATTTCTAATTCATTACGTCCGTAAGACCATGAAACCTTAGCCCCGTAGCGAACCTCCAATAACGGGGCGAGATACTTAAACATAGAAACGGCCAGGTCCAATTTATGCGCTACCGAAATAACCACCTGGGGCGTACCCCTACGCGGGGCCTCAACCGTTAAAAAATGTCCTAGGCATGCGGCCATTAATTGAGACTTGCCGTTCTGGCGCGCTACCGAACAATAACCAATACGACGCAAGTAATCGCCGGCTTCGTCCATGGCCGTAAACCCAGAGGCCACGCGGTACTGCCACGGTAATAACTCAATGCCTAGTACGTCTTGTGCGAACCCAGCAATTTCATCGGCGCGCGTTTCGGCATGGTCGGGCGTGATCGTTTCCAGTCGGGGCGAATCATGGCCAGTTACGGCCACGCTGGGTGGCGTTTGGGATATAGGGAATAGAGCGAGCGGGGGCTTCATTTTGTTTTCATAAAAAAACTCGTTGGAATTATTGGGTTTTGTAGCGTACATTTGTTCGCCTGTGTCTTTTGTCTCGTCACTCTGCGTGGTTAATGCCGGCGAGTTTCCTAGGGCTTTCATTGCCCGTAATTGGTTGCCTAGTTTGGCTCCCCTGGAACTGTTACAACTGCGGCAGGCGGGGGTTAGGTTTGATATGTCATTACTGCCACCTAGGGCGTAGGGGTGGATATGGTCGGCAGTATCGGCCAGGCGTCCGCAGTAGGTGCAGGGTGGGTTATTGGCCAGTAGTAGCCGGCGATTCTTTGCGTACTCTTTGTCGTTGGTGGTGTGTTCTCTGGCCATGGGTCGGGTTCCTTTACTAGCGCCCCCCTGGCGGGGGTTGCTTACTGCTTAGCGTATTACTGCCGGCGAGGGTGTGCGGCGTTTGTGGTGGGCTGTTGTATGTGTGCTGTGTGTGGGGTAAAACTTGAGACGGGGCTAACCCTCCCGCGCGGATGCCATCAACCCGCGCTCCCGTCCGTTATTTAGTGTCGCGGTTCACGACGTTTAGAGCATTGCGAAACGTCTTACCCCTACGCCATTCGTTCGTCGTGTTAAGCATGAAATAGGGCGCGTTTCTCTACCCGCGTTCCCGCGTTTTATACCGGCATAGTGCAACCCCATACGCGGCCCTGGATCTGTTCAATTATTTACTGGGTTGAGTGTTCTACCACAAGCCGGCCGATTAATTCGGCAACCTGTGGAACTACAGCGTTTCCTAGTCCTCTAATTCGGTCCACCCCATGGGGAACCCCATTAGCCACTCTACGAACGTCGGGTTCGGGCGCCCACCGCATACATCGTTCAACGTCGTCCGTTTGCCTTTCGTAAATGGTATTTTTTTCGCTCCCCGTTGGCAGTCCGCCGCGTTTGGTGTCGGGTACATTCCCGACGGGGTAGGCGCAGATAAATACGCGTTCTCTAAGATGCGGGGCACCTTGCGAGGCCGCGCTAATAACTTCCCATTCCGCGTTATACCCGATACTGGCAAGATCTCTAACGACGGTAGTTCCCCCAAGAGACAAGTGGCCTCGTACATTTTCCAGGATTGCGTAACGGGGTCTAAGAACGCTAATAGCGTCTCGGACCCAGGGCCATAAGTGACGCGGGTCGTCCTCGCCTTGTCTTTCGCCGGTAAGACTGAATGGCTGGCAAGGATATCCGCCGCAAATAACGTCGGGTGGTTCAACTGTTCCCCAGTCGATGGTTTTAATATCTCCATAGTTAGGCACCTCTGGCCAATGTTTGTTTAATACGCGCGATGCGTACGGGTCTATTTCGGACTGCCATATAACGCGCATGCCGGCGCGTTCTAGTCCTAGGTCTAATCCGCCTATACCGCTAAATAGGCTCCCAACGGTTAGCGCCGTCACGTTAAAAGGTAGAACAGTACGCCGTAGATGGTGCCTACGACGGCGGTCATTATGAGAATGTCCTTAGCCATTAGCGCGGTACGCCTTTTAGCCTTGTGATCTCATCGGACGCGTCGTTAAACGTTTTATCTGTTGCGTCCCAGGCGTCTAGGTTTCGTTCTTTTCTCATCGTGGCAATTAGGTCTAATTGCTTAGAACTTGCCAGGCCCGTAATAGTTCCCCCAGAGTTAGACGACGCGGGGCGTGAGTTATTGCCGGCGACGGGGCGGCGGGGTGGTTCTGGGGGTTGTGTGGCGGGGTGGCTGTTGCCTTGCGCGGTTCGTACTTCATCGGCGGACGCTAGGCCCGACTTAATACCGAACCCCATATAGCCCAGGGCGCGCCCCAATGCGGACGTGGCGCCGTTCATTTGTTCGCTGTCTTTCGTGTATGGGGTACGGCCTGGCCATACTTCCCAACAATAGGCACGGCCTGGCGTTGGGTCGTCGTGTGATCTGTAGACAGTTACGGCGCATTGGATATATACCCGTTCGCCCATTGTTACTAGTTGGGGTTCTGTCTCAATTACCCGTAGGTCTGGGTATTGCAGTAGGGCTAGTTCTAGACGGTGCCGAACGTCTACGTAGTCGGACATGTCGAACGCCATTAGTTCGTTTCCTCAATAAATCCGACAGTAAACGGCCAGGCGACGCGCGCCATTCGTAACGAGGTACAGCGTACGCATTCGGTCATGGCTTTAGCCAACGTAGATGCACCTTTGTAGGCATTTTCCTTAAATAGATCACACTTGCACTCTGTACTTTTGACGGTGGCAAATAGCCAACAGATAGCCACCATTTCGTCGGGTCCTATGTTGTCTT